TGGAATGGGCAAAACAACAGCTGCAGCTTCACCAACTGCACCATGTTGACGCTAAGTTCGCAGGCCGGGTTCGATGCCCTCCACCGCAACTACAGCGGCACCACGACGGTCACGAACTGCATCATCATCGGATGGGGCGGCATCGGCAACGCCAACCTGACCTCGGGTGTTGCTCGCAACAATCTCGTGGACTGGGCCAGCTATCCGTCTGGCTGGACCGATACCGGGACGCTGTTCAGCAAGACGGCAGCAAACCAGTTCGTCGGCTTGGGCACAGATTACAAGCTGAAAACCGGGGCCGACGCGATCAACGCAGGCTTTGCCGACACGACGCATATCCCGAGCGCCACCGATGTTTACGGCACGTCCCGGCCGCAGGGCGCCGCGTGGGATATCGGGCCGTATGAGATGGTCAGCGCCGCCGCAGGCTACCGCGCCCGCGTTGTCAGGTGGGGGTGAGAAATGGCCGCGCTCGACTTCCCATCCTCGCCCTCCAACGGCCAGCAATTCAGCGGCCCCGGCGGCGTCACCTGGGTCTACGACCTCGCCGGAACCAAATGGGTCGCCGCCACGCTCGCGGGGGGCGTCTTCGCGCCTCTTGTGTCGCCGCCGCTCACTGGAAACCCCACCGCACCCACACCCGCAGCCGGGGATGCCGACACGTCTATTGCCACTACGGCTTTCGTTGGCGCAGCGGTTACCGCCGGGGCAGCGACCAACGTGGGCCGCAACCTCATCCATAACTCCATGTTCAACGTCGCCCAGCGTGGGGTTGGGGTATTCAACACGACCGGAACATGGACCCTGGATCGCTGGCGGATTGATTTCGGCCTGGATACGTTTTCGCTCAGTCAAGTCAGCTATGTTGGCGTGCTGCCCGACGAAGAAGCAGCTAACTGCATGGCCGTAACGGTAACCGGCAATGCCGGTCCTACGGCGTTCTCGCTGGTATCGCAGAACATCGAGAATGTGCGGCGTCTCGCGGGCAAGACCATCACCGTCTCATTCTGGGCAAACTCCACTTCGGGCACCCCGAAAGTCGGCGTCGGTTTTCGGCAGTCCTTTGGCACCGGCGGCACGCCTCACGCGGTCGTCGATATCAACGCCACGCCGGTCACGCTGTCCACGGTGGCAACGCGCTATAGCGTCACCGTCACACTTCCGAGCATAGCCGGATTCACGGTTGGCACCGACCCCAATACCAGCTTCACACGGCTGGGTTTCTTCTTCTCGGCAGGCGCCAACACCAACACAATAGCGGGCGGAATCGGCGTTCAGACCGGGCCATTCACCTTCGTCCTCTGGGGCGTCCAGTTCGAAATCGGTGCCGTGGCCACGCCGCTGGAGAAGCGCGATCCCGTTGACGAATTGCAACAATGCCAGCGGTTTTATCAAACTGGCACCGCTGGACTGGAAAGCTACAACACTGCGGGGGCAGGGATCGGATATCGCCACGCATTTGCCGTGACAATGCGCGCCGTTCCTACGACAGTCGCTCTGTCTGCCCCGAGCTATGTCAATGCCAGCGGCGCAACCACGGTTTCAGTCACATTCGACAGCTTTGAGTTCAAGGCTACTGTCACAGCAACAGGCGCGGCAGTGGCGAATGCCGCATACACCGCCAGCGCGGATTTATGAACATGGCAGAGGGGAACTAGCTATGTGCTTTAGCTCTGCGTGGCTGGTGTCGATGCTGGTCTGGCTTGTTATCATTTGCGGTGTCGTCGCCATTCTCATGCTGCTCCTGCCAATCATCTTGGGCTGGCTGGGCTGGGCGGGCGACTTAGCCATGCGGGTCATTCGCATCATTGTCGCAATGATTGTCATTATCTTCCTGATATATTTCGTTTACGATCTGGTGATGTGCATGAGCGGCGGTATGCCGAGGCTGCGGCCGTGATCTCCGACCGCGCCCTCTACTACGCCATCGTTACCCTCGCCTTCGCGGTGCTGTTCACCGCTTTCCCGAGGCTCATCCCGTGAGATGGTCGATGAACCAACCAAGCGCCCGTCCTGGCTCACCATCGGCGTCATCGGCGCCGTCGCCTCCGTTGGCGTCTATGTCTTCACTTTCGGGAGCCAGATAGGCGCCATGCGGCACCAGATTGAAACCCATGATATCCGCCTGGACGCCCTCGAAACCAGGGGCAGCGGCCCGGTGCAGGCTACGGCGGAAAAAGTCGCGGGACTGACCGCAAGGGCCGACAAGATTCTCGACGGCCTCCTGATGCTGCAACAGAAAATGGCCGATCTACAAGCCACCCAACAGTCCCAGGGCGTGGTGCTGCAACGGCTGCAAGAGGACGTGAGCAAACAGGGCGTCAACAGGCAATAGGAGGCGAATATGGCATCCACAGCCGGGCAGATGAGCACCACGCCAAGCGGTAACCCGCAATGGCGCGCGGCGAACGGCAGCGTCATCTACGGCTATGCCGCGCCCGTCGCGCCGCAGACCAACCGGCCGCACACCGGGCGGTCATACGGGACGTATAGGGATTGGGTGCTGCAAATGGGCTTCAACCGGACCCGCGGCATCGGCGGCTGGCGGATCAATCTCCCCCGCGATCCAGGCGCTACATGGTTCGTGACCGTGACCGATGATTCGTCCGATGGCGCCACCATCCCGGCCGGCGTCGATGCCCTCCACCCGCCTGCCGGGGTCAAGTAACCATGGCCGACACCTACACGCCGAACCTGAACCTGGTCTTGCCGGAGGTGGGATCGAGTCGGGACACGTGGGGTAGTAAGTTAAACTCCAACACCACCATCCTTGACCAGTTCGTGTTCCTGTCCACCCCGATCGGCGCGCTGCTCGATTTCGCCGGACCGAACGCTCCGCCTGGGTGGCTCATCGCGGATGGGCGCGCGGTGAGCCGCACGACATACAGTGCGTTGTTCGCTGTCCTGGGGACATATTGGGGCGCAGGGGACGGGAGCACCACGTTCAACCTGCCCGCATCGAATGGCCGCGCGGCGATCGGCCCCGGCACCGTCGTCGATACCAACGGGACCAGCATCACCTACAGCTTCACGCAGAAGACCGGCGCGGTGACGAATGCCGTCGCCCAGGTCCATCTACCGAACATCACGCTGACCAGCAACACGACCGGCAGCCACAGCCACGGCGGGGCCACCGTCTCGGCGGGGCCATGGAACGTGGCCTCCGACAACCAAGGCATGCATACCCATACCGGCCTCACCGGAAATCAAAACGCTAATCACATCCACACCGGCACTACCGACCCGCAGGGCGACCATGCACATACGGTCAATGCCTGGGGCGCGGTCGGCGGTGGGGCAGCAGTTGCCGCAGGCGGCATCGCCACCGGCAACAGCATCACCACCAGCACCACCGGCGCCCATTTCCACAACGTCACCACCAGCACCGAGAGTGGCGTCCACCAACATGCCATCCTCGCCGATGGCGCACACACCCACGTCGTCACCGTCACCGCACACGCCCACGGCATCACCACGGACGGCAGCCACGCACACACCATCGCCCTCGGCGGCAGCGGGACGCTGTTCCCGATCCTCCAGCCGGTCATCGTCGTGACCAAGATCGTCTTCGCCGGCACCCAGGCGGCAACCACTGTCATGGGCGCTATGGTCCCCGAAGGGCTGGCTACCGACATGGCGATCACCGACGAGCTGGCGGCGCTGCGGACGGAACTCGCCGAACTGCGCGCGATCCTGGCCCCGCCGCGCAGCCTGCGGGTGATGTCGTCTCCGTCCAGAGGGCCGCACTGATGCCACGCGTAGCGCAAGCGCCACCGCCGGGGGTGTTCAGGAATGCCACCCCCGAGGCCACGCCTGGGAAATGGTATGATGTCAACCTGGTGCGGTTCCGGGGCGGGCAGTTGCAACCCATCGGCGGCAACGTAGCGCAACCGCATACGACCACGCCCACCTTGCCGCGCGATCTCTTGACCTGGCACGACAACGCCCGCGTCCGCTGGGCCGCGTTCGGCACCGATGCCGCCCTCTATGCCTACCGTTTCGACACGCAGACGCTCTACACGATCACCCCGGCAGGCGTGAGCGGCCTCAATCCGCCCGGCGCGCTGGTCGGCTATGGCCTCGCCGATTACGGAGAAAACACCTACGGCACCGCGCGCGATCCCGCCGATATCGGCTCGCAGGATATCAGCGCCATCCAGGGCGATCGCTGGAGCATGGATACGTTCGGGCAGGATTTGCTGATTGTCCCGACGCAGGACGGGCGCCTCTATCGCTGGCATCCCAATACGCCAACGGTGCTGCCCGTTCTTGTAGCTACCGCACCTATAAACAACCGTGGCGTCATCGTCTCGGACCAGCGCCATGTCGTGCTGCTCGCCTCAGGCGGCGATCCCCGCAATATCGCCTGGTCCGATCAGGAAAACCCCGACGTGTGGGTGCCGGCCGTGGCCAACCTTGCGGGCTCCAAGCTGCTGCAAACGCAGTCCTACGCCATGACGGCGGCCAAGGTCAGCGATGGCATTCTGATCTTCACCGCGAACGATCTGCACAAGATGACCTATGTGGGCGCCCCGTATGCGTATGGGATCGTGCAGGTTGCGAGCGGCTGCGGGCCGATCTCGGCGCGGGCTGTGATCGGCGTGGGCAGCTTCCTCGCCTGGCCGGGGCTGCAGACGTTCTGGACCTATCAGGGGAACGTGCAGCCGTTGCGCTGTGACGTGCAAGATTGGTTCTTCAGCCTCGTCAACCGCCAGATGATCGGGCGCGTGTTCGGTAGTCCCAATCCAGCGTTTACCGAACTCTGGTGGGATTGGCCCGACGAGGGCGCGCAGGAATGCAACCGATACCTGGCGTTAAACTACAGCGATCCGGCCCACCCGTGGACGATCGGCGTGCGGCACCGCACAGCGGGCGATCCTAGCGCGACCATGGATTATCCGGTGCTCGGCGGGCCGCTAGGCTCGGGCGGCAGCCTGTTCCTCCATGAGTATGGCTGGAGCGACAATGGCGTGCCGCGGGCGCCAAACGGAAATGTCTACGCGGAGTCGGGCAACATCGTGCTCGGCGAGGGCGACAAGCGGTTCCATGTGAAACAGATCGTCTTCGATGCCGAGGCTGCCAACGGGCTGGGCTACCGCTTCTTCCCGCGCGAGCAGCCGAACGACGCCGCCAGCGAATACGACACCGGGCTGTATACGGTCATCCACGACGGGCTGATGGATGTGCGGTTCTCGGGCCGTAGCGTGCGGATGCGGATGGAGGCGATGGCCGACGAACCCTTCGCCGTGGGGCGGCCCCGGCTTGAGATGCGAGCGGGAGGGCGTAGGTAAATGGTCGCACGGCTGTATCATCCACCGGCCCCGTTCACCGCGCCGACAACTGGCGATATCAACCAGCGGCTGGCCGAGGTTGCGAATGCGATCAACGCCAAGGCGAGCGCGACCGTGCCGACCGCCTTCAAATTCCTCGGGTTGATCGATTCCACTGGGCAAACGTGGAAGGTGACCATCGACACGGCTGGCGTGCTCCACACCGAAGTCGTGCCGCGGCCATGAACGCCCCCGCCCTCAAGCCGCCGGGCATGGACGAAGGCGAGCGGCGGGCGCGGCTGGAGAAGGCGCTGGAATGGGGCGGCAACACGCACACCGTTGCCGACGTGGTGCAGATGTGCCGGGATGGGAAAGCCCAGTATTGGGAACGCGGGGATGGCATGATCATCACCGAGGTTAAGCAATACCCCAAGATGAAGACGGTCGTGTATTGGCTGATCTGGGGGGATTTGCACGATTGCCTCGCGCTGGACGCTGAAATCTGCGAATGGGCCGTCCAGCAAGGCTGCACCAAGGCGACGGCGATGGGACGGAAAGGCTGGGGCCGCGTAGCGTCAAGACTGGGCTGGAAACCGCACCTTC